TTAAAAAAATAGAGAAAGTTTTAAGCCTAGAAGAAAAAAGAGAAATCGAAAAGATTGAAGAAACAAAACTTTTTAATGAAAACAAAGATAGGTTTGAAATTTTTATAAAAAGCAAAAAAGCTTTTAAAAAAATAAGCTAACTTTAAGAAAGCCTGAAATGGAAAAGTATTTTTTAAAAATTGATTTAAAAAGCAATCCTGTACCTTATAAAAGAACGACTCAAAGATCTAAATTTGTGTGCAGGGATTATCTTAAATATTTAGATTTTAAAAAACTCTTGCAAATTGAGTTTAGAAGACAAAATGATATTAGCTGTTTTCAAGCCTTTGATAAACAAAAAAAATATGAGTTTTCTTTAAAAATAGGATTTAAAAATAAAAAACACGGAGATGCGGACAATATCGTAAAAGGTGTATTGGATGCACTATTTGAAAATGACAAGAATGTTTTAAAGGGAAATTATGAAATTGTTGCCTTTAAAAAGTCTTTTTTAGAGCTAGAAATTAGCGAGTATGAATTTAAAGAAAAGGTGACATAATGACTAGAATAATGACTAATGGCAAAAGCATCACAAAAGAAGAGCTTGTATCAAAGATAGAAAACTACTTTAGTGAAAAAACTGTTTTAAAAGAAACTAAAGAAAGTGTTATTTTTGCACCTAAAACAAAAGTGGGATTAGCTGTGCATTTAGGGATTTCAATGCAAACTTTAAATGAGTGGGAAAAAGATAAAGATTTTGGCGAAATAGTAGCAAATGCAAAACAAAGGTGTGAAATGGATATTGTTAATCATTCTTTAATTGGCACCTATACCCCAAGCGTTAGCATGTTTTTGCTAAAAAATCAGCACGGTTATGTAGACAAACAAGAAGTAGTCAGCGATAATGTACAAAAAATAGAAATTATAAGAAGTGAAATCAAATGAAATTAAAGCTTGACTTTTCTTACACTCCTGCGCAACTTAAAGTTTTTGATGATAAAAATCCACGCTTTATAACCGTAGCAAAAGGCAGAAGACTTGGTTTTACAAGGGGAAGCGCTAAGTTTGTCATAGAAAACTTGCTAATGGGACAAAATGTATTATGGGTGGATACCATACAAGCAAACTTACAAAACTATTACGAGCTATATTTTACGCCTGAACTAAAAAACTTACCTAAAGATTTTTATTCTTGGAGCGTGCAAGATAAGAAATTAATCATTAACGGGGCGGTGCTTCATATGAGAAGTGCTGAAAGAAGCGAAAATATCGAAGGTTTTGGTTATGACCTTGTTATCTTAAATGAAGCAGGTATTATTTTAAAAGGCAGCAAAGGGGAATATCTTTGGTATAACGCTATACGCCCTATGCTACTTGATAATCCTAAATCAAGGGCGATTATAGGTGGAGTGCCTAAAGGAAAAAATCTATTTTACGAGCTATGTAGAAAAGAATTGAGTGACAAAAATTGGAAACACTTTCAATTTTCAAGCTATGACAACCCTTTTTTAAAAGAAGATCAGATTAAAGAACTTATTGAAGAAGTGGGTGGCGAAGATAGCGAAGTAGTCAAACAAGAAATATATGGAGAGTTTATAGATAGCTCGAGTGCGGAGCTTTTTGCATTAACTGAAATTGAAAATGCGATGAACAAAAACTCTTTTAGTATTGAAAAAATGCAAGGTGAGAATATTTGGGGAATTGATGTAGCAAGATATGGAGATGATAAAAGTGTTTTAGCAAAAAGAAAAGGTTTTGTAGTTGATGAAATAAAAAAATACTCACAACTTGGAACCATGGAGTTAGCAAATAAAATATTAGCTGAATATAACCAAAGCGAAGACAAACCAAAGGGAATTTTCATAGATACCTGCGGTCTTGGCGTTGGCGTGTATGATGTCTTGTTAAATTATGGCTTGCCCGTATTTGAGGCAAATTCTGCAAATTCTGCAACTAGCAATGAATACTTAAATAAAAGAGCGCAGATGTATTTCACCTTTGCGAAAAATTTAAAACACATGGAGATTATTAAAGATGAAGAATTAAAAAAAGATATGAGAATGATTGAATATGAATATAGCGATAAAGGGTTGTTAAAGATAGTTTCAAAAGAACAATTAAAAAAGAACTATGGCAAAAGTCCTGATGTTAGCGATGCTGTGGCTCTAACTTTTTTTGAAAAATTATATAACAGAAACAATACTAATGAAGATTGGAGCTATGATGGCTGGTGAATTTTTAATGATTTATGATGCTATTGATGCAAACAAAATAAAAAGGCTTTCAAAATTAAGCGATGAGGCTATAAAGTCAAGTCTTGCAAATGAATTTTTAGAGCTTGTATCAGGATTTAATAATATCTCTAAAAAGAAATTTAAAAGAGAGTTTGCGGAGTTCTTATTTGATAAAGGGGTGAATGAAAAAGATGTTCTAAAAATAACAAATTTAAGCAAAACAACAGTATGGAGAATTATGAATGAAAACAAAAAGAACTAATGATGAGAGAGTATCGTTTTTAACACAACTCATTAGCGAAAGTAAAAATGGATATGAAAATCACAAACCACACTTTAAAGAATTGCAAGATGCTTATTTGCTTGAAAATAAAATTATGCAAAAACTAAGAAAAAGAAATAAGTCAAATATCTATATTCCTAAAATTAACTCTAAGGTAAAATACCTAATCACTAGCCTAAACGAAGTTTATTTTAATAGCGAAAGAATGGCAGATATTGAAACATATATCAATAGCGATGACACTATTATAGAGCTTTGGCAAAATGCCATAGATTTTTATAGCGGTAAAATCAATATGTTTAAAATTTTTCAGCCACTTTTTTTAGATGTTTTACTTGTAGGTACTAGCATAGCTAAAGTTACTTGGCATAAAGGAATGCCACGCATTGAAAGGGTGGATATAGACAGTATTTATTTTGACCCAAATGCACTAAATAGCGAAGATATAGGCTATATAGTCAATGAAATTTATCTAACTTATAATCAGATCTATGAAAGACAAAAGCTAGGGTTTTATAAAAAAATAGAAATTGAAAAGCTTTTTGATGAAGATGATGAATATAAAAAAGTCAAACTTTATGATATCTACGAAAGAAAAGGTGATGATACTTGGGTGGTTTCTACTCTATTTGAAAGTAATTTGCTAAGAAATGAAATCGATTTAAAAGATGGACAACCATTTATTTGGGGTTCCATGCTTCCACAGCTCAAGAAAATAGATAATGAAAATTATGTAAGTGCTTACGGCGAACCAATAATGGCTTCAGCTATGCCTTTGCAAGATGAAATCAACATCACAAGAAATCTTTTAATCGATGCTGTAAGATCTCATATTATGCCAAAAATAATAGTACCAAAATCAATGGGAATAAGCAGAGAAGATATAGAAACCTTAGGAAAGCCTATATATACAGATGACCCCAAAGGAATTCAAATACTGCCTCCTCCAAATATAAATAGTTCTGGAATAAATTTGCAATTATTAGAAAGTGAGCTAACAGAGGTAACAGGAATTAGTCCACAAAATAATGGTGCGCAAACAGCAAATAATGAAACAGCAACAGAAATAAGCATAAAAGCACAAGAAGGCGGTAGAAGAAGTGCAGATTATATTAGACAATATAACGAAACCTTTATAGAGCCTTTATTTGATAGGTTTGCAATGCTTGTTTTTAAGTATGGAGAAGATAGTTTTTTTAATGGTTTTCAAAGAGAGGATATTCCTAGTTTTAGATTTAAAATCCAAACAGGCACAGGAGCCATGAATAAAGAAGTTAGAAGGGCAGGAATTCAAGCTAGCATGCAAGTATTTTCACAACTATATCAAATGTATATGAGCATAGGAGATGCAGATTCTGCTTATGGGATTATCAATGCTAGCAAAGAACTTACTAAAGAATTATTACCAATTTTAGGAGTAAAGAATGTAAATAGCCTATTTGCTTTTGAGAATAAGCAAGAAATGCAACAAGGATAAGCAATGCTCAATATTGAAATAAAAAGTGATATATCTAAAACCAAAGGAGGAAAGAATTTAATCGAATTTATAAAAGCAAAATATAGCGAATGTTTTTATATAGCTAAAAATAACAACGAAAAAGAAGTGAGGTTAAAAGCCTTAGATACTATGGCTTTTTTAGACATAATAATTAATAAAATAAAGGATGAAGAAGATGGAAAATGATGCTTTAAAAGATTTAATGCAAGCAATATCAGATGAAGGCGATACAGGACAAGCTACTAACAACAAAGACTCTGTGCAAGTAGTAGAAAATGAACCTACGAATGAGCCTACACAAGTAGTAGACAACGAACCTGATTATAAAGCTATGTTTGAGACTTATAAAAGTGAGAATGATAGCAAACTAAATGCTTTAATGAGTGAGCTTGAAACTTTAAAAAATCCAAAGAAAGAACCAAGCGAACAAGAATTGCAAAGACAGCAGTATTTGAAAGAGTTGGGACTTGATGGGCTTGATGAAAAACTGAAAAGACTTGAAGAGCTTGACAAAAAGCAAAGAGATAAAGAAGAACAAGATGCATTAATCGCTAAATATGCACAAGTAGAAAGCGAATTAAGAAAAGCTTACCCTGATGCTGATTTAAAAGCTATGGCGGAACTTGCTACAAAGTTAAGTGGTTTAGGTGAAGGCAATATAGATAGTTGGAAAACCTTACTTAATTTGGTCGGAAAATCAAGTAATGCTAAAAAAGCTGAAGATTTATCAAGCGCAAATAGCAATATTAAATCTAGTGATTTTAACGATAAATTAAAAAAAGGCGAAGTTAGCGAAATAGATCTTGGAAAAGAATTATTAAGTTTAGTATAAAGGATAAATAATGGATTTTATAACAGCACTAAAAGGCGGTACGGGATTAGGATCTAGCTTTGCAGATACTTTGATAAAAACAAGCAATTTCACTCCAAAATTAGCAAGTAGCAGTGGTGGTTTTTTAAATGGATTAAAAAATTCTTTTAGTAATTTCGGAGATTGGTTATTTAAAAGTAGCGATACAAACAAAATAACTAATTTTGATAGATTGGGAAATGTTTTGGGTGGAGCTGGTGCTTTATATGGTGCTTACAATCAGCAAAAAATGGCACAAAAGAATTTTGACCTACAAAAAGATGCTTATAACTTTAATAAGTTTTTAGCCAATGAAGAACTAAATAGAAGAAAGAATATGGAAAATAAACTTCAAAATGTTTGGAGTAATTAAATAGATTTGGATTTAAGTAAGTCTTAAAACTATATACACAAGCTTCCTTAAATCCTTTATTTTGAAAACAAGAATAAAGGAAACAAAATGGCATTTTATAACCCACAAAGAGTAGTTTTTAACCCTGATACAGGCGTTATACAAAACGCGGGAAAAGTTGGTGGTGTTTTGTATGACACAATGAATAAAAATTACAACGATAAAGTAAAAGCAAATCAGTGGCAACAAGAGCAAGATCTTAGAAAACAACAAATGGAATTTAATGAGGCTATGCAAAATAATCAAATCTTGCAAAATGAGAGAAATTTTGATTATCAAAAGGAAAGAGCAAATATAGCAGATCAACAATGGCAAATGAATTATAACCAAAGAGCTAGACAATATGCCATGCAAAATGCTTTAAGACAGCAAGCAATAAATACTAATAAGGCTTACAAGGATTTAAATTATCAAAAAGGATTATTAGAACTCCAAAAATTGCAAAATGAGATAAATGCAAAACAAAAAGAGCAAGATTTATTAAATGGAGTTCTTAGTAATAGTCAAGGTTTTGATGGTCAAAGCAATACAAATTTACCAAATAATACAAGATATAAAGCAGATGCTCAGTTTTTAGATTTAGCAAGCAATCAAGGCAAAACCTACGATACTACACATGGATTTTGGAATGGAGCTATAGAGCGTGCTTTTGGTGGATGGGGAAGTCAAAGCACGGATTTAAATGATGCAAGTGATTTATTCTTAAAAAGAATGCTAAGTGATTTATTAAGAGGCGGAAAAAATGCTAAATGGAATTTGGAAAATATACAAGCCAATTTCCCTATTAATGGTTATACCATGGAAGCAAATAATCAAAGGGTAGCTCAAGCATTAGCAGGAGAATGGTTAGCAGAAGCTCCAAACTCTTATAAAATGGAATTAGCAGAAAGACTAGGAAACGCAAAAACAAATATGGAGAAACAAAGTGCTATAGAAGACTATCAAAATAATATGAATTTTTATAATAACTATGCCCCAAAAGTAAAAGCTTTTTACTGGGATGAAAAATACTCAAAACCTAGTAAAAATGCGGTAATTATAGATAATTCAACAACTAATCAAAATATACAAAACGATTTAGCTAAAAATATACTAGCGGTGCAAAATCAAAATACTCCAAAATTACATAGTGTTAGCTTTAATGGAATTAATGCTCAAATATCAGAACCCGATGCTAATGGTAATGTAATATTGGTCAATCAGGCGGGTAAAAAAATGCAAGTTAGTGTAGAAGAATTAAAAAAACAAGGATTGATACAATGAATATAAGAGAATTTTTATTAGAAAAACCGCAAGAAAATAACATTATTTCTTTTTTGCAAGATGAAGTAAGTCAAAATGAAAGTCAAAATACAAATGAATATTTAGCAAGTTTAAAAAATGAAGCAATCAATGATTTTTATGAGAATAAAGACAAATATGCTAAAGAATATGAAAAATATAATATCAAAGACCAAAATTTAACAAATCCACTAGGATATATTAGCGAATACAAAAGAGATTTGTATGATTATAATAAAAATCCTTCTATGAATGCTGATGATTTGAGTGATTATATTTTAGATAAGCAGTCTAAATTTAATGCCTCTAAACCTATTTTTACAGATAATAATGAAGTAGCAAGAAAAAATAATCAATTTATGAGAGATTTAGGCGATGAGCTACAAAAATCAGGGCGTGGAAAATTATTACAAGATGATGATGGCTCTTATTGGGTGCAAGATAATAACGGAAATTATTCCAAAGTGCAAGGTAGTACAATGGGTAATTTATATCGCGGAATAAGAGATAATGGTGCTAGTGTAGCTCTAGGAACAGCAGGTGCAATTGGTGGTAGCATGCTAGGCGGTGGAGTTGGTATGGTTGCAGGTGGTGCATTAGGTGCATCTTTGGGAGCAGGATACGATTACTACGGAAACACAAAAGATACAAATCAGGATGCAAATTTAAAAGAAGCTCTTATGCTTATGGGTGAAAATGCGGGACTTTCTTTAATAGGTGATGCGGCTTTTGCTGGAGTTGCCAAGGGAGCAAGAGTTTTAAAAAATACCTATAACATGACTAAATCAGGAGCGCAAGCTGGTAAAGATATGATAGATGGAATGGCTGTAAATGGGCGTAATTTAAGCAATAGAGCTGTAGATAAATTCACTCAAAAAGATATTCCTATAGTAGGGAAATTTACAGATGGTGGTTTGCAAAATGCAGAAACAATCTTTAATAATCTTACAAAAAATGTAGAGAATAAAAAACAATTAGATGAACTCATAGCAAAAGAAAACCCGATATACTTAGAAAATGGTAAACCTACAATAGAAGCAATAAGAAGTATGGTAGAACAAGGACTTAATCAAAACAACCCACAATTTATACAAGATAGCGCTAAAAGAACAAGCGCTATTTTAAAAAATATTTCAAATGCTTTACAAGGAGTTCCCACTACTCAAAGAAGAGAAATATTATTAAAATCAGCTCAAGCTTATCCCGAAATAGGAAGTTTTTTAGATGATGTTTTGAAGGCTGATAAGGATGCTAGTATTTCTTTTTTAAATATAATTAAAGAACAAGATGAAGTATTTAAGAACAAAACAGGTTTAAATGGCGCGTTTGATTATAAAGCTTGGCAAAAAGATAACCACACTTATGAGAATAGAATAAATCGAGAGTATGGCGATGCCATAGGCAAATTAGATGAGCTTAACAATGGAAAAATAGTATTAACCAATGAAGATTTAGCAAAGCTTGAAAAATTTAAAAATAATAATTTTTTAGAACAAGATGTAAAAAATAATATACAAAGCTATTTAGATGAAATAAAAGGGAAAGAAATAAGCGCAGAACAAATTTTTGGATTAAGAACGGCTATAAATAAGCAATTGAACACAGGAAATAAAACATACAACACAAAACAAGCCTATGGAATAGTAAAAGAAATTTTAGATGATGCGTTGATAAGAAATGCTAGCGATAAGACATTAGCAAAAGAAATCCTAGATAATGCAAATAAAAATTTTGCTTTAAAGGAAAATTTTAAAGAAAGTTATTTAGGTATGATGAAGCCTCAAGAAACAAAAGAAGGGCTTACTGATAGATTGGTTAAAGGGCTTAGAAATATAAATGAAGATAAAAATTTAGAAAATGCTTTTAAAGGTATGAATAAACAAGAAAGGTTAGCTAATGAAACTCATACAATGAATGCTTTATTAGAAAAACATAGGATTGAAGACATAGGGTATGATTTTAAATCCTTAGCAAAAGATTTGGAAGATGTTGAATTTTCAAGCCAAAAATTAAAAGATGTTAAAGGCGTTATTAATACATACGCTTTGATATACAATAACAATAGAGATTTGATAATGACAGCTTTAGCGAGTAGCGGTAAAAAGACAAACTCTTCAATAGCTACAACAATACAGGGTGTTTTTGATAGGATATTAATAAGTGGTATTTTCGCCAGAATTCACGCTTTGGCTCCTTTTTTAAAAAGTGCTAAAGAACAAGCGTTAAGAAATCAAATACTAGATGCCATAAAACTTGCTAAAACCAATAAAGAAGTTATATCTAATCTTAAAAACATAAAAATAGCGGATAAAGAACAAAGTAGAATTTTTAAAGATGCTTTAGATAATTATATTAAAGTAGACAAAGAGCAAAATAAGATATTAAAAGATGCGCTAATAAAAGAAGGTGTC